GCGTTAGCGACAGCCGAGTTGAAACCGGCGAACAGTTGGGACAGCAGCCCCAGCAGTGACCAGTCCGCGGCGGGGTTGCCGCCGAGCGACGAGTCGAAGATGTCCGGGATTCGCTCGACCGCGCGGCCACGCATCGCCTCGGGTGTCATGTCGTGCAATCTGTCTACGAGATTGTCCAGCGTCAGCGCACCCACCGGCAGGTTCGAGACACCACCCGGGGTGGTCACCGGCGCACCGCCCGCGCGGCCGTGGCGATTTTCTTCGGCGGCTCGGGTGCCGTGGCCGTGGCCGCCACGTAGGGTTGCGCCTCGGTGTGGGCCGGCGGGTCGGGCAGCTTCACCGACTGCTGGCGCATACCGTCGACAACCCATGACGGTGCGTGCACCGCAGCCGGGTCGGCGTGCTCGGTCAGCCGGACACCGAGCGCAACCAACTGCGCGGACAGCGCCCCCACGACGGGCTGCAACACGGCTATCGGCTCGTCCGTCGCGTACAGCAGCGCATCGGCCAAAGCGCCACCTATCGCGGCGGTCTGCGCTTCGATGTCATCGACGGCCGGTATCTTCTTCGGGACGATCGTCTCGCCGATGACCTTGTCCGCGATCACTTGCGCGGACTCCGCGGTCAGGGGTTCTTCGGTCACCACAGTCCGATCTGTTGCAATCCACCCATCGCCTTGGCGATCAGGTTCGTCATCCGCTCGATAGCGTCCATCTCCTTGCGGGTGTCGCCGAACTGCGCCGCGATGGCAATGCCCTGACCTTCGCCCCAGTCGATGCTGAGGTTGCGGCAACGCCGCACGAACACTCTTGGCATCAAATACTTTTGGGTTCCGCCGACCCGGTCGCCGAGCCACCAGTGGCCGAACCCGTCCGCGCCGATCAGCCACGGAGACGCGTTGGCGACCTGAAGCGTGAATTCGGTGTCCGGGTCGGTTTCGCGGCGCCGCACACGCAGGTCCATCACCGACGCCGCCGTATAGGCCTGCGTGGTGGTCGATGACGCGGTTTCCAGATAGTGGCCCCAGCCCTGCTGGGCGACCCGCAACAACAGTGGAACGGACATGTACGCGAGGATCGAGTCGCGGTAGATCGGGTTGAGGAACGCGTCGGCGGCGCCGCCGAGTGACCCGACGGAAAGCTGGTAGCCTGCGCTACCACCCAGCCCTGCGGCGATGACGGCGTCGATGTTGTCCCCGGCGACGTCGCCGCCGTAGTTGATGGCCGCCGAGATGAGCTCGTTCACGCCGGGCATCGACCGGCCGCCGACGGTGATCCTCCCGGCACCGCCGGGGGATCGGGAGAACGCGCTGGTCTGAATACCGGTGATGTCGCCGTCGCGGTACACCACATACGGGTGCGCCGGCAATGTGCCGAGTATCCCGGGCAGCCGGTAACCGGTTTCGTCGATCGTGTCGCCGGTGATCAGGTCGTAGCTGTCCTCAACATGGTTGGACAGCACACCGGCGACGGTGCGGGTCAGCCCGGTGAGCAGGTTCCCGCCGATCGATGTGCCTTGGCGGAAACCGGACTTGTCGACGATGTCGACGAACAGGGTGCCGTTGCGTATCCACCAGGTGCCCGCGCCGGGCCACGGCTCCGGGTCGCCGTCGAGCCAGCGCCGCAGATCCCACTGCAGCTCAGCGTCCTCCAGAATCGGGGCGGCCACCTCGAAGATGGACGTTTTGATGTTGCCGACGACCAGTGTCAGCGGTGCGATCGACTCGGTGATGCTGCGGGGTTTCACAACGATCTGCGACTGCGCCCACACATTCTGCATCGACTCCAGAACACCCTCGACGGTCCAGTTCTCCGGGTTCAGCAGGTCCAGGATCTCGCCGACATTGATGTTGGTGAGTTGCAGGCGGATCAGGTTGCATGCCATCGTGAGGAGTAGTGCGACGTCGGCGCGGCCGACCAGGAACCACGCTTTCGGTTGCTGGATCAGCGACAAGGGCAGGAACGGGTTGCCGGCGGTGTGCACATGCCGAAGCTCTTCGATGTCGTCGAGGAAGTCTATGACGACTTCGTCGCCTTTTTCGCCGCGGATGACGGTGACACCGTTCTTACCTTTCATACGGCCACCGATGCGGGCGCCCATCGTCTCAACGATGATGTGAATGTTGCTGGTGCCGCGGGATTCCTCGTCGAGCGCCCAGAACGCCGCCCAGGTGCGCCGCGGCTCGTCCAAATCGATCGGCAACCGTAACTGGATCGTGCCGGTTTCGTCGACGATGATGTTGACGCTTCCCGCGATTTCGCCGTGCACGGTGCCGCGGTACACCCAGTCGCCGTCGTACAGTTTGATGACCGGCCGGTCGTTGGCGCGTTCGATGCGGTACTCGCGGACCTCCCTGGCCCAGGCGGCGAAGTCGTCGTGGTCGACGCCGGTGAACGGCTCAGCGAACGTCGCAAGCATGCTTCCGCCCGAATGGCGCGGTATCGCCAATCTCTTCCCGTAGGGCTTCTGCGAAGCTCCGCCCGGTTACGGCGTTGTACCAGCAGTGCCAGCAGTGCCCAGGATCAACCATTGTCATTGTTCTAAACCACTTTCCGCCGACCAGAAGCGGCGTTGCCGCAGCGTGACCTCCGCGCCGGACGGCCCGCGGCACACAACCGGCAGGAGTTCCGGGTCGTCTTCGGTGCCGGTGTAAGGGGGGACGGCGTAAATGGGTTCGACACCGTTGAACAGACCGGCCGCGTTACTGAGATCAGCGGACACGTAGGTGTCCATGAACGGGTCGGACATCACCGACAGGATCTGCGTCAGCTCCGGGGTGACGATCATGCGGGCCGCGTCCTCACCCACCGTGCGGCCCCACCTACGTTCCTGCCCGAACCCGAAATCCGGGAACTGCCACTCGGTTGCGGGATCGAGCGTCCATTCCAGCCACAGCGGCTGATCGGTGGGATTCCACACCTCGAACCACGAGGTGTTCGGGTTGGCGACGACGCGGGCGACGTGAACACCGGCGGTGGACCGCCCGGTGAACAGTGCGACGAGAAAGTCCTCCAGTGGGCCGGTCGTGAAAGACAACGCGAACCCGAAGAACGTGGCGGACACGGTGACCCCGCCCGTGCCGATGTTGGACAGTTGCTCCAATGCTTCTTGAATCGTCGAGGCTGACGCTAGGAATGAAATCGGGTCGGTTGTCTCGCCGTCAATGGTGATGGTGTAGGTCAGGGTGCCCAGGGTGATGGTGAACGATATCGGCGCCAGCGACGTCCCATCCACGGTCAGCATGCCCGGTTTGCTCGTCGGTGTGAGGACAGTCCAGTGGCCGGGGTCCCCGGACACGGTGACGTTGCCCGTCCCGATCGTGGACAGCGCCTCCAGTGCGGTCTGCATGGTGGCGGCCGACGCGTCGTAGGCGATGGGGGAGGTCAGTTGCCCGGCGTAGCCGAGGGTGAAGGTTCCCGACACCGCGGCCAAGTGGACGGTGAAGTTACCCGAATTCGTCCACGACGCAACGTCTTCGGCGGATTCGAACATCGGGTTTACGGCGAGCGCGGAAACGACGGCGTGGTACACCTGGTCGATGTCGGCGTCGAAACCGTCCTCGGTGCCGTAGTCGATTTCCTTGGCGAGCTTGAGCGTCAGGGAGCGCAGACCGGACGGCCCGTCGTAGTGGTATTGGACTTTGTGGAAGTTGCCCGGCGTCCCCCATAGCCGCTGGAAGCGTGGCCGGCTGGCGGGGGTCAGCCAGAACGGCAGGATCATCTCCCGGATGGGAATGGATGTGCCGACAATCCGCCCACCCGGCTCGAACGCCCCGGACTGGGTACGCATCGTGAAACCGGTGTCGTACACACCTTTCGGGTCGGTGTCGAGGATGATCTCGTCGGCCAGATAGGTGTCGTTGGGAGCGGACACCACCACGCTGTCGCCGTTGGCGGACGCCAAGGTGATTGTTGCGACCGCCATTTCAGTACACCGACAGCTTCGCCGACATGCGCTGGTCTTCTTTGCGCCGCGCCTGCAGGAAGGCGTCTTCGACGGTGGCGGTGCGGATGTTGTAGACCGGGCCGGTCTGTTGGCTGGCGCCGCTGCCGCGCACACCACTGAGATCCGGGGCGCCGAAAGTCAATGGCGCCGCCGACGTCGGGGTGGCGGCACCGCTGGGTCCGCTTATCTGGATGCCGGAGACCAGTTTGGAGATGCCTTGCAGCCAGCCCGGCGAGTCACCGATGCCGAACACGTCGAGCGCCGATGCCACCTGGCCGCTGACGGCGGCGCTGGCGGCGGGGCCGAAGTAGGCCATGGGGTCACGGTTGCCTTTTTCGTTCTTGCCGGTGCCCATCATGTTTAAGCCCCAGCCGGACAGCCCCGACAGCGTCGACGGCATGCTCACACCGGCAGTCGATGACGGTGTCGACGCCGACGCCGGGGCGGTGACTGGCGGTGGCCCCATCGCTGCGGGAACAGCGGCGGACTTCGGCCTGACATCAACCGGAGGCTTCGTCGACGACAGTCCCCCGAACGAGAAGCTCTGCCGGGTGTGAACATGGTCGCGATGGTCGGCCCAGTCGTCCCGGTAATACCCGGGCTGCGACGTTCCCGGCCCGACCAGCTCACCGTTGAACACACCGATCTTCTGACCGGTCTGCGGGTTCTGCCAGATGACCTGCTCGAGCTCGCCGCGGATGGATGCCAGGTATTCGGCGAACGCCTGCATCGCAGGCACCGAACCGACCCAGTCGATGCCCTTGTTCGAGCCGCTGTCTTCCTGATGCCCGCCGTAGGTGGAAGCTTTCACACCGAACCGCTTCTCGATCGCATGCACCCAATCCGGGAACGCCGGGCCGCTGGATCCGTAGCCGCCGGTGTTGGTGCCACGCGGCAGCCCGTACGGCACCCGGCCACCATCCTCGTAGCCGTTCAACGCGTCCAACAGGCCCGGATAGTCGTTCATCAGCCGGTCGGTGGAGCGTTTCTTGACGACGAACTCGCCGCCGTGCACAACACCGGCGATCGCATCGATCGGGAAGTTCCCGGTGTAGCCGCCGACATTCAGTCCGGGTATCGGCTTGCCGTCGGGGCCGATGATCGCACCGCCGGGGCCGATGGAGTAGCCGGGCATCTGCCCGGCCGAGATTTTCGCGCGCAGATCAGTAAGAGCACCCGGTGTGCTCGGTCTGCTCGGCGCACTGCCCTGACCGACCGCCGGCGGCCCACCGAAATCACCAACCCCCGGCTGCGGCGGCTTCACACCCAGATCGCGTAGCCGCTGGTCTATCTGCTGCCGCTGCCAGAATCTGTCCTGCTGGTCGGCGTGCCAGTCCTGGGTGATCCTGTCCAGAGCCTCATACACGCCGATGGCGACCGGGACGATGGTGCCCAGTGAGGCGATGATGGACTTCGCGCCGGAACCCGCCCGGCCAGGCAGCACATCACCCAACAGGGTGCCCGTGTCGGTCAGGGTGTCCTTCAACGTCAGCACGTTATCAATGACGCCGCCGGCGGCCGACAACGTCGAGGAAGCCTGCTCACCGAACACCCGCACCTCATCGAGCTGCAGCCCGAACGTCTCACCAATAGTTGCGATGGTGTCCGTGGTGTCGGCCACAGCGGCGGAAATGCTGCCCGACCGCAGCCCGTCGACAATACTGCCGGACCACTCTCCCGCGTTGGCGCGGATCGCCGTCCCGATCTCCGAGATGCTCGGCAGGACAGCATCTTTGATCGTCCCGCCCAGGTTCTTCGACTTGATGCCGCCGCCGATGGCGTCCACGACCTGGCCGCCGATACCGTCACCGTCGATGCCCTGCTTAACACCCTCGGCGATACCGTCGACGATCACCTCGCCGACACCGCCGTCGCGCAGCTCCCGCTTCGCACCCTCGGCGATACCGTCGACGATGACTTTCGCCAAATCTTTACCGGGACTGGACTTACGGACAGCTTCCTTGGTTTCTTTGGCGATCGTCTCGCCCGCGTCCTTGCCGGCCTTCTTCGCGGCCTGCTGGTCGACCTTCGGTTCGACCCTCACGTCGATGGGTTTACGGGGGAGTTGCTTCTCGATCGCCTCGGTGACGCCCTGGAGACTCGGAATTATCTGGAGCTAAAGCGTCGCGTACCCAATGGTAGTCACGACGCGATCACCCCCATTCTCCGCGGCGCTTGCAGCGCTGGGCTCAGTGAAACTCGGTCGGATTTCGCCATATTGCAACGTAGGTGTGCCAACTGCAGGTTGGCCGGATCATGTGTGCCGCCATGAGATCGCGGCACGACGTGGTCTACAGAAGGGCAGTCGAGCCCGTCAACGCGTCTAAGGTCCAAGTCGACGGGCAATCCGCATATCCCGCAATCGGTTCCGTCACGCTGGGCCAATTCCCGCGCCGATAGCTTGTATTTCGCATAGTCCTGTTTGCAGGGGCGACAAAACTTGGTGACCGCCCGCCGGAGTTGGCCGCGTGCGTTCCGGGCTGTGAGGTCTATCTCTATTCCGCACGCAACACAGCTCGTTGATATCGGCCTCGGTCCGCCATACAGCTTGTATGTCACCCGGCAATTGTCGGAGCAGTAGCGGCGATGGATCGCGCCCGTGGTGTCTTTGCCGCAGTTCAGGCACGCACCATGATTCGACCACTTATGCTTGAACGGCAAAGGTTCAGCACCGGAGATGCGGGCCTGGTGATAGTGGGACGCGCACCAACCGCGCTTTCTGCTGGCTCCGGTGCAGCCAGACACCGAACATTTCGGCTTGCAGGCGTCCGAGCAGAACCGCCCCTTGTGACTGAGGGTATCGCCGCATCCGCCCTGGCATTGCCGCATTAATTCATCACCTCCAACATTGGTCATCGCGGTTTTCGGCGCCGTTTGCGTTCCAGGTACGCCGCCCGCGACGCCTGCTTGGCCACGGCGGTGGCTTTGGCTGTCAACTGGGCGCGGGCCGGGTGGTCTTTCGGGGCCTTGTCGGGGTCGCCGTGCACCTGCGCCAGCAGCGTCCACACATCGGCCAGCAGGTGGTCGGTGGTCGTCCATCCGGGTTTGCCGTCGTTGAGTGCGGCGACCAGCCCCGAGCGGGCGGGCAGGCCACGTATCAGCACCTGCAGGCGTCGCGCCGACAGTTCACCGCGGTAGAAATCGACCAGGTCTATTCCGTAGTAGCGCTGAAGGTCGGCCTCTATCTCGTCGCCGTGCTCGTCGAGCCGGCGTAAGAGGCCTACAGGTTTCCCGCTAACTCGTTTAGCTGCGCGCCGATCGCGTTGTAGTCGTCCATCGTCGGATCTGCGCCGAGGAACGCCGCCCACTGCTCCGCGCCGAGAAGTAGCTCGGTGCCGCCCAACTCGTCGCCATCCTTGAAAGCCATGTACGCCTTCAAAGGCACTTTCCCTTTGACGGGGACTAGCAGGGTGATCCCGCACGCCTCGATGGTGACGTGCCCGTCGGCTTCGGCTTCACGGGCCGTCGCGGATTTCTTGCGCCGCCGGTCCAGCGGCGCCGGTGCAGCGTCTTCGGGGATCGCTGACATCAGCCGGCGGTGACGGTGACAGTGCCGCCGGTGCCGGTGGCGGTCACCGTCGAAATGCCGACGGTGAACACCGCGGTCAGCGGGCCGCCGGTGGAGCCGGTGACGGTGACACCACCCACTCCGACGGTGGTCAGCGCCAGCAGCGCGGTCTGCAACGCCGACGAGGTCAGCGTCGAAATCGATGCGGTGGTCTCCCCGTTCACCGTCACCGTGTACGCGGTGACACCGACGTCGATGGTGAACACCTTCGTGGCTGGGCCGTACACGCATTGGAAGGCGTCGCGGTCGGCGTTGGGGCTGTGATGCACCCGCAGGTCCGCCCACTGCAGTTCGCCGTCGATGATGCCGCCGTGGCCGGTCAGTTCGATCAGGGCGGGCCGCAACTGCACCCACGCGGTGGTGCGGTCTTCGTCGGTGAACCGGTACAGCAGGTATCCCTGAACGTCGCGCGGAATCCCGATGTTGTCGTTGGCCGACCCGGGCAGCACGAACTTGCGGGTTACCTCATTCCATTCATATGCGCTGAACGTGGACTTCAGTTTGCCTTTGCGGAATTTCGTTCTGAAGTTGGGGTAGCCGAATGCGTCGTATTCCCGCACGTCGCCGCTCGGCTCCAGCGAGATGCCTTTCCCGTCGTCGATCAGGCCGACTTCCTCCCAGCCGAGGTCGTCGAGGTCTTCGGTCGACACCGTCGGGATCATCGTTTCGATGTCGTCCACGTCTGCTTTGAGCGCGAACCACACTTCGGCCTGGTCCGGGATGATTGTGGCGTCGGGGTTGACGGTCATTGTTTCCCTCCTTCAAGGGCGTTGAGATTGCCCTTGCGGGCCGTGAAACCACACCCGGGCCGGGTGGGCCGTTTTATTGGGTGCGGACCCTCGTGAGGACGGTGAACGACACGAGGTCGCCGCCGGTCTTGGAGTCGCGGGATTCGAGGAATCCCGCCCCGGGCAACTTGGCGGCCACACCGGGAATGCGTGCGCTGATGAGACGGGTGTGCGCGGCGTAGGCGTAACTGGTGTCCCGTCCCGACGTCCACGACGTGACCCGGATCGTCGGTGATGTCGCGGCGGGCCAGTTGTCCATCGGGCCACCGTCGTCGAACACCACCAGCACCGGGTCAGAACCCAGCGACCAGTCCGCGGGCAGTTCCAGGCGCACCGACAGTTCCGGGAACCGGGCGGCCAGGTCGGTTTTCAGCCAGTCCTTGACCAGCCGGGCCACGTCGACCGCTTCACGTGTCGTCGGCTGCGGCATCCTGGGCGCCCTTCTGCGGCGTCTTCTTCGGTGTCCGCTTTGCGCGGGACCGTTTGGTGCGGGGTCGGCGCTGCCGTTTCGGGTACGGCTTGACTTCGAGGCCGGCCGCTGCGGCGGCTTTGGTGAGCGCACCGTATTTGGCTTGCGTTTCCGCGGGCACCGTCACCGATGCACGGGCGCGGTCGGTGACCTTCGTCGTCACCACAGCGCCCTCGCCGGCGTTGGCGCCGATCTGCTGACCCAGCGCGGCGATCTCGTCGGCCACAAGCACTTTCAGCACCTCCGCACCACCTTCGATGTCAAGTTCGAACGACGTCACCCTTGCCCCCTCGTGCAGAGCACTTCGAGGCCGCCACGGCCGTCGCGGTCCCATTCGTTGACGATGATGCGGAACCGTTGCCCGCGCACCGTCAACTCGTCAGCGCTGCCCAGGTCCGCGCCGGGTGTGAAGTACACGGTGTAGGTGATGTCTTCGCCGTCACGGCCACGTTCGAGGCGTTCCGACCCGACGCCCGGGGCCACCGCTATCGCCGTCATCGTGGTGGGTGTGGATGTGATGAGTTGCCCGTTTTCGTCGCGGCCACCGCCGCGGTGCCGGGTCACTTCCTCGGTCACACCAACCACGCCGATCGGGCCAGTTTGTACTTGCCGAGGATCAGCTTGTCCGTCTTGGACCACCACACCCGGCCTGAGGAGTCGGCGAAACTCTGCGCGAACGGGCCTATCTGTTCGCTGGTCAACCCGACCGGCGGCGACGACACCGTCGCCGCGACCAACCCGGCAGCGACGGCGGCCACCTCGGCCGGCACCGAAGCGGTGGCGACGTAGTCGACTTCCACGAAACGGTTCCAGTCCAGTCCGTACACGGTGTTGCCGCGCAGCAGGTACACGTCGACGTCGGCGGCTTCGCCGGTGCACACGTCCAAACTGCGCACCGCCGTCACCGACTCCACTTCCGTGGACGGTAATTTTACCCGCCCATGACAGACGAACCGGCCCACCGTGTGCTCGCCGCCGGTGAACCTGCGGCCCGTATACGATTCGATCGCCGCTGACGCTGCGACGATCAGCGCCGCAGCACGGTCTTCTTCCGCGGTTGTGAGGGTGCGGCCGAGCAGCGTCGCCACCGCGTCGATATCAGTCAACTCCGACACCCGGCCGTCCCCCTTCTCTCAGTCCTGCCCCGCCGGTGGTTCCGACGGTGGTGGCTTCGACTTCGCTTTGGCCGCTTTCGGCGGTTTCGGCTCGTCGAACTTTGTCCATTCGCCCGAGGCGATCCGGTCGACGATGGTCTGCTCGTCACAGTTCGGGACGAATACCGCACCGCCGGGACCGACGAGGCGTTGCTTACCGCCCATGGTCAGGCGATGGTGTCAGCGGAGACGACAGCTTCCGGGCGGGTCACTTTCGCGCCGTACACGTGCAGACCCTTCACCATGTCGGCGAACCGCTTCTCCAGCCGGGCAGCTTCCACCGAGACGATCTGCTCCGCGAACGTCGCGGCACCCGAATAGCCGGCGAGCAGGTTCGTCCCCGCCCCGGCTCCCGGACCTGCCGGCAGGTTGTTCGACACGTAGATTTCCAGGCCCGCGGCCGATCCGATGCGGCCGTTCGCGCGGGTAGCGGCAGCCGCGTCGTCACCGGCGGAGATGAACCGGTCGTCCTTCAGCAGCCAGCCGTGGAATGCCGGGGTGACGACAGCCCAGCGGCCCATGTCGGGGACATTGGACTGATCGAGCAGCACCCGCATGTCCACCAGTCGGTCATACGCCCCGGCGGCTGTGGAGATCGTCGCCTCGGCGATGGAGTTGTCCGGGCCGGAGCTAGACACGCCCGCCGACAGTGTGGTGAACAGGAACGAATCCGCGGTGTCCCGCAACCCATACGCTGCCTCGGAGGTGGCCTGGGCGAGCACCGCACCGCCGTTGACGGCCTGGGCGCGCTCCACGTCGTCGAGTTCAAACGCGAAGTACTTCGCCTGATCGATCAACAGGCTTCGGGTCGCGTCGTCGATGTCCTCGACGGTGATGTCTGAATGCGCGGTGTAGGTGCCGATCGTCGGCCGCGTGATGCTGGTGATTTTCACCGAATCACCGGCCCGGCGAACCTCGCCTTCGTAGTCGCGGTTGAGCAGCGCCGCCGCAACAGTGTTCTTACGCAACGCCACCAAAAGTTGCGCCGTCCAGATATCGGGAACGAAATTGGTCACAGCCATGAGCTGAATTTCCTAACGTGATGGTTTGAGTAGGTCATCGAACAGGCCCTTCTTCTGGGCCGACACGATTTCCTCGGGTGACATTCGTTTCATGTCCTCACGCGACAGTTGCTTCGCTTTCGCGCCCGCGTCATCACCGCGTCTGCCGCCACCGAAATCGGGTCCGGGAATGGTTTTCCGCCACGCCAGCGCGGCGTCGGCGGCGGCTTCCATTTCCTCCCGGTTCGCCCCGGTCACCAAAGGGACCGGGACACCTTTCTCGGATGCGACTTCGGCGCGGGTGGCGCGCAACTCGATCTCGGCGGCTTGCTGCTCGGCTTTCGTCGCGCGTTCAAGGGCTTTGTCGAGTTCGGATTTCTGCGCCTCGGTGATCTCGTCGTATTGGCGGGCCTTGTCGGCGTTCGCTTTCGACTGATCCTCGTGTTTACGGGCAAGCGCTTTCCACTTCGCGGCTTCCGACTCCCAGTCTTTCGGTTTCGGTTCGGGTTTCGGTTCCGGCGTGGTAGGCGTCGTTACGGGTGGCTCGGTCACCGTGTCGGTTTCGGCCGGTGTTGCGTTGTCAGACATGAATCTCCCCTGTCGGGTTCATTTCGTCGCCCGTGGCGGGCACCACACCATTTGTTGGTGCGGAAATCTGTGGTGGTGGCGGGGTTTCGGCTTCCCGGTTGACCTCCATACGGTCCACCTGGTCGGCGGAGAACTGCCAAATGTTGGTCATCCGGTCACGCCACGGCAGATCAGTCGCCTTGTTCGCGGCGTCAGCCTTTTCAGCCAGGGTGCGCCGTTCGGGTGGTAGCCACTGCGTCTCCACATCGTCGACCGGTGACGCCGCACCTGTTTCGATGGCCAGCGCGGCGCCCATCACCGCGTCCCACACCGGCCCGGCACGGTTGATACGATCCTGCGCCTTGAAAATCAGGCCCTCACGGGCATAATCGGCACCTTGCGCGGACTGATTGGCTCCCTCGGGCATCAACGCCGCCATCGGCGTGCGCGTGACAGCCGCCAAATGCTCGATGTCGTCCTTGCACGCCGCGAGGATCGGTGTCAGATCCGCGGTCTGCGACTCCCACAGCTCCGCACCCTCGGGTAACTGCCACAACGAACCCGGGCCGGGTTTGAACATCTCGCCGTAGTCGATCTCGTTGCCCTTGTCGTCCTCCAACGGCAGATCACCTTTGATGGCGCGTTGCCGGTATGCCTGCATCGCGGTGATCACCAAACGTTGCAGCACATCGAAGTTGATGCGATCCAGCACGTCGGTGTGCGTCTCGAACTCGCCCTGGCCGTCACGGTTGTGGAACGGGTAGATGCTGACGAAATCCAGGCCGGTGGCCCGTTCGCCGACGGGTTCCCAGCCACCCGACACCGACAGCGGTATCTCGATCATTTCGTCGACCCGCCCGAATTCGCGGCCGAACAGATACACCGCGCCCGGCAGATGCAGGAACGCCCGGTCGAAACCCTCCGCGGTGTCCCGGTACACCTTCAAACCAGCGCGGACAGTGTTCGGGTCCAGCGGGTCAGCGTCGGTGATCGCCTGCTCCGGCCGCTCATAGGTGATTAATGCACCTGATCGGCCCGGCTGAACCATCACATAGCCGGCCGACAAACCGAGCATGTCGCGGTGCACATCCATCGACCCGACAGCACCACGCCACCGCTTCCAAATCGTGCGGGCCAAATCATCATCAGACTCCGAGGAACCCACCCGGAACCCGGCGACAGTCATCCGTTCCGCGGTCGCATCAACGATCAGCTCGCCGAAATTGGTGCGCGCCTTACGCTGAAAGCGCTGGTAGGCGTCGCGGCAACCCGCAGCGCCCTCCGGGAGCGGCGCGTTGCCGTCCATGTAGGCGCGTAGCCGCGACAGCCGGCCCTGCCGCAAATCCATCCGCAGACACAACCGTTCCAGCCATTCCTCGGGTGTCAGAGGCACACGCCGTCCCCTTTCACCTGATCTTGCGCGGCGCGACACGCGCCTTGATTTCGGCCAGCCCGGCCGCCACCGCGTCGACACGGCACTGCCACGCCAAAACGGCGGCCACAGCGGCGTCGATCTTGTTCGGCGATTCCGGGAACTCCTTACCTATCTGCAGATGCCCGTTGCGGACCTTGCGGCGAGCGTTCAACACGTGCCTGGTCAACACGCCGGACCCGTCGTGCGTCATCTCCCGGTCCACCACAGCGGTGTGGAACATCTCCAGTGCTTTCGCTGTGCTCACCGACCGGGCGCCGAGCATCCACCACTCCACCGGATGTTTGGCGCTGGACTTCACTTTCAGCTTCGGCCCGTACTTGGCTTCCCAGTCCGCCACGTAGGATTCCCAGCGCGCGGGATCGGCGTAGAACCCGACCACGTTGAGCCGTTTGAAAGCGTCCCGCACCTCGGCCTCAACCTCGACGACCGGGACTTCCCACTCGTCTGGCCCGTCGGGTTCCTCCCACGCGCGGATCAGGAACACGTGCCCGTCACGCACGGTGCAACCGACCAGCGCAGTCGCATCCGCTTTGCCCTTCGCCCGGGCTTTCGACCCGTCGAAACCCAGCGTCACAGGCTCACCTGGTGTCACCACGCGGGGTTCGTCGCCGCGCTGCGGCCCACATGCCCGCCACTGAAGAGCCGACAGCCACGAATCCGACGCTGACGTGATCTGGTTGAGGAAATACATGCGCCCGTCGGCCGGGTCGGTCGCCGGGTCCCAAAAATCGGCCAAAACCCGGCCAAGGTCCGCCCAGCCCGGTTCGTGCGGACCGTGATCACCCCGCGCGGCCAGCGCGCACGGCCCGTCAGCCGAACAGCCGTACGTCAACGCCAAACCGGCCAGCATCGAGGAACGGTCGGTGATGTCGACATCGGCCGGGGCCTCACGGTGATCGAACAGAAGACCCGACTCGTTACGCAGCCGGCCCTCACGCTGCAGCAGCCACGCCTTATGCGAATCCTCGGCGACCGAATCGAACCCCGGCCGGTAAGAATTCGGTGTCTCAATCGACGCGCCGCCCGTTTTCGTCAAATTGCGGCGCACCGTCGCAGCGACTTTCTTGCCGCCGTTCGACTGCACCCACGCCTCGGTCTGATCGAGCACGGCGAACACCGGCCGGAAACCCTCACGCGACGTCGCACTTGAGGATGCCGCCTCGATCCGGCCCCGAGGAACAGTCACGAACGTTTCCATCGCCTCAACACCAGGCTCATCAGCGAGTGGGCCGTTGCGGATCATGTCCAGCAGCGGATCCCACGTGTTCGCCGTCTGGTCCTCCGAAACGCCGAGGATCTGGACCTTCGCTTTGAACCCCAGCGACACCCACGGCCGCAACACCGGCTCCCCGTCGGCGTCCCAACCGTCGGGCACCACCGGCGCCAACGCCTCGGCGACACACAGCGCCGCCATCAGAGGTGACTTACCCCAACCCTTCGGCCGCGACAGCACCGCGCGGCGCACCGCCCGTAAACCCGTGTGCGGATCAATCGCATAGAAATCGAGAACGAACTGCGCCTGCTCCGGTGTCAAAACAAGCGGTTGACCAGCCAAAACACCGTCAGGGACGATCAGCCACTGAGCCATCCACTGCAGAACGGCCCAGCCGCCTGTCGGGACCTCACGCGGATAATTCGGCCCGCGCCACGGCATTACCACCGCCAGTCGACTTGAGCCCGTCATAACGGGCCGTCTTACCCTGCGGCTTAGGCTTCTCAGCCTCATCAGCCGCGGCGAACACAATCCGCAACCGCGCCCGATCTTCCGGTGTCACACCGAACTTCGCCGCCCGCATCCGCAGCTCCGCAGCACAACCCAACTCCCCCGACCAGAATGCGCCATGAATCGCCGCCGTATCCAGCAGGAAGGACCACTCCGCCACCGTGTACTCATCCGACAGCGGCCAGTTGCGCCACGTCCGCCACCAGGTCCGTGTCACAGTCGGCCAATCCTCACCGTTCGGCATCGCCTTCGGCAACGGCGGTTGCTTAGCCGGCCGCGATGACACCGTTTTCAGACCCAGCGGGTTCGACTTCTTGCCACGGACCCGCTCGGCGTCTGGCTTCGGCAGTGGTCCAGGCATCCTCCACCCTCCTAGATGTCATCACCGCAGGTCAGCGCGGTAACAGATAACTTCAAGCATCTATAAGCGCAGGTCAGGGCAGTTTTGGCTGGACCTGGGCATTTTAACCATTTCCTGGTCGTGAAATTTTTGCGCTAACTCGGCCAGAATGACAGCGACC